CCGAGACTTTAACTATTAACTCTGGAACCAGTGATTCTGTGTAACTTACTGTTATTCTATGAGTATATCCCGCTGGTGTAGCCTCATCCAACTCTTCGGAACTTATTCTTACATACTCAGAAGCTCCGCCTGTTGAGATAGACAGTCTATTTCTCCTTTGGAGCAGCTTAACCCTGGTTCTGTTCATTGATGCTTTGTCAGCGTAGTATAGCATAAATGGGGAACTAGGATTATCTATTACCTCCAGGATTATTCCTTCTAACTTATCTTGTGTTGAAGTATTGTTTCTCATTATATCTCCTTTCCATTAGACTCTATATATGTATAGTATTCCATGATATCTTCTCGTAGCTTATGAAGATATTATATCTCTTCTCTTCCTCAATTCTTACATTGTATCCTGGATTCGACCTTACACTGTCTAATATTCCTTTAAAGCTATTAAGGTCATCTTCTGTGTAGTTAGAGAGCTTTTTCTCCCTTCCACGCTTATGCTTTGCCAGTATTATAGCTCTGTTTAGAGCTATTCTCTTCTCTATAAACTTTGACACTCGTCTCACCTCCTCTCATTCTAAGTTTCTAATAAATACATCTTATCATATTCTCTCACAGTTGTCAAGTAATGTAATGTAAAGTAATAAAATAAATTCCCACCTAACACTACCGTTTACACAACACTTCATCTGGGAGGTTTAACTACTGAGTACCTTGGGAGAAGATACCTTTAGAGAGGAGATAGCCTTCCTACTGGAATTCTCTATACTATAATATATATAGATATATATATATATACTAGCTCTTTTTGATTACAGGGAGTAAGAGGGCCTAAGAACTGGAGAGCCTCAAGTAGGTCAAGAGTTGACTTACTGGGCGCTGTTGTGTAACGGGTGTGTGTTAGGGCACAATTTTATTTCCAACATTACATTACTTTACATTACTTTACAATTTCCTGGAAAGTTCCCTTACCAGATTGGGTTACTAACTACTATAAGATGTTCCCTTACCTGGATTGGAAGCTTGCTTCCTGGATTTGTTCCCCTACCTGGATAGGTACTAATAAATTTAGGCAAAAAAATAGGCGGAAAAATTAATTCCCGCCTTATTTAGTTTAAATTTATATTACATCACGGTCAATATCTCTTTCGAGCTTATGCCAATTTACGGTTATATACATGTTAGCCAATCCGGTATTTATTAAACCTTCGATTATACCATTTTCTATGTCATGTAATCGACTTAATAGCTCTTCCCTTAACGTTACCATTTCTACTACCTTATCTCTTCCGCTTGTCATTGTCATTATAAACCCCTATTCTTAAAGATTAATTTAAATGTGTTGTTGCGGGCAATTATTAAATTAATTTATTCTACTACTAACCCTAAAGTATCTAAAGCCGCTTTGTACATTGCCTTATCGTTGTCATTAGTCGCATTACGATAGGCATTGACTAAAGGCATTACGTCAATCTTAGTACTTGTTTTCTTCCTCAACAATTTATTAAGTTTGCCATTAATCAAATCTTTATACGTTTCAACAAATGTAAAATTAGGTCTATCCATTACAATCTGCTTAACACCATAAAAAATAGCACTTTGTTGACCTACGTTCAAATTAGACCAATTAGGAAACAAGCTTATCAAATCTATTTCCGCCTCTTTTTCATTGCCCTTATAACTCGTAGCAATCGAACCTTTCAAAACCCATGTTCTTCTAATTCCTTTTGCCATGATATAAACCTACCTTCCAATCACCCGCAACAACAAGGCAACCCTAACATAATATCAACCTATTGTCAAACAAAAATTTAAACCAATACCCCCCTCGACCCCCAGGCCCCCCTGGCCGGAGGATGGAATTGCTCCTCTTTTACACGCAAGTAAAATAAACCCAAAGCAGTAAACTCCTGAAAAGGAGTGGGTCAATAAGTAACCTACTAGAAGTGGGGGTGTTTGACAACTGGTATGGGAAATGGTATAGGTTAGATAATGGAGGGAATTGTGGGTAAAGCAATAGAATTGGATATGGATGCGTTGTTAGATATGGCTTATGAGAAAGGTCTTAATAAGAAGGAAATGGCTGAGACCTTTGGAGTAAGTACTACTACGTTGTCTAAGAGGATAGGGGAAATTCAGAAGCAGGAGGGTTTGCTTCTGCAATATAGGGCTATACAGAACCTCCAGTTGACTTCTCTACAAGCTAAGATTCTGGATAATATAACAGAGGATAAGATAGAGAATGCTAGTTTGATGGAATTAGTCTCTGCTTTTAGGATACTTAAAGATAAGGAATTAGTAATGACGGGTAAGCCTAATGAGATTAAGGGACTGGTTGGGTACTTAGTAGAGATGGAGAAGGAAAAGGTTAATTTGGAAAAGGCTGTGGATGCTGAGTACTCTGAAGTAGAGGAAGAAGATAAGGGTAGTAAGGACTTGAATGACCCTAAGTATATTCCAGAATTGTAGGAGGAAGTATGCCAAAGAGGAATGTTAAGGAGCCGCTAGGAGATTATGTCTCAAGGTGTATTAGCGCCAGAAGGAAAGAACATCCTGGTGAGAGTAGGGAGAGAAGTATTGCTGCTTGTCACGGAATGGGGAGAAGTAAGAAGTGGCAAAGTAAGAAGTTAGCTAAACCTAAAAGGTAGGAGGAAGTTGTGGCAACAAGAAGACCTATGCACAAGAGTGATGGTAGTAGAGGTAGAAGTATCAGAAATGGTGGTAGAGGAAGAAATAAGAACAAGAAACCCTGTCCTGCTGGCGGTCCAGGCTATGGCAAAGGCGGAGGTAGAGGGAATGGTAAAAACAGATAGGAGGTTTGTCGTGACGACTGAAGTAACTCTTTTAGAGAAGATGTGTAGTAGCTTAACTAAGGTAGTGACTGATAAGTTCTTCCGTGCTGATAGGCAGTCACAGGACTTTGTAGATTTAATGCAGACTCTTAGTGATGCAAAGCTCTTTGTTGAAAAGGCTCATAGCATTGAAGATGCTCCTAAAGCAGTGAAGACTAAGAAGACTACTACATCCAGAAAAGTAAAGAATGCTACGATCTAATACACTTGCCAGTAAAGTAGCTAAACCAAAAAAGGCTAAATAATGCCAGACCAAAACGATAAAAGAATAGTAGGAAAACTCTACGAGTGGTACAAAAGCCCCTTACTCTTTGTAACGGAGTGTATAGGAGCAGTACCATCTGAGCAGCAGGCCAAAGCTCTTAGGGCAGTACCTAAGTCTAAGAGAATCTCCATCAGGAGTGGTCACGGTTGTCATGCTGCGGGTACTATAATACTTATGGCAGACGGCGGCTGTAAATTAGTAGAGGATGTAAAAGTTGGTGACCAACTTATGGGCAATGACGGGAGTCCTCGAAACGTTCTTGAGCTATATCATGGAGAGGAAGAAATGTATAGAGTTCAATACCATGACGGAACTTCCTATGACGTCAATGCCTCCCATAAATTGGCACTTCGTGCGTGTAGAGATAAAGGCAAGTATGTAAAGGGAGAAATCACCACTATACCAGTAAAGGAATACTTAAAGTGGGATGAAACAGATAGAAGAACTAATCTCGGCTTTAAAGAAGGTATTGAACTAGACGAAGTACCAGTTGCTATACCACCATATATCCTCGGTTTATGGCTTGGTGATGGCTGGCATGATAGACCAGCTTTTACCTCGATAGATGACGAGATTATAAACATACTTCAGTTTTATGCTTCTGCTATTGACATGGAATGTATTACTAGAGAAGATGGAAAGTCTCACTATATAAGTCCTGGTATGGTAGGAAAAGGTGGACAAAATAGTTTCTTGGAGGCTTTAAAGACATACGACTTACTTAAGAATAAGCATATACCAAATCCTTATCTCTTAAACAGTAAACAAAAGAGGTTAGAATTGTTAGCTGGTCTTCTTGATAGCGACGGGTGGTTAGATCCACGAGGTAAAAGAGTGTTTGAAATTACTCAAAAGAGACAAAATCTTGCAGAAGATATTCTTTTCCTTGCTCAATCAGTAGGTTGTCATGCAACTATTAAGGCTGTGCAAAAGGCTTGGACTTACAACGGAGAGCGTAAACAAGGTACTTACTACAGGATAAACATCTCAAGGAATGCAGATGTGATACCTACAATACTTCCTAGAAAACAAGCTAGAAAGGACGATAAACCAAGAGAGCTTAACTTTGGTTTCACTATAACACCACTTGGAAGAGGAAAATACTACGGCTTTGAGGTAGACAACAATCATCTTTATATGCTCGGAGATTTTACGGTGACCAGAAATACTGGCAAGGACGCCTTCGCTTCGTGGGTAATACTCTGGTTCATGTCTACAAGAACATACCCAAAAGTTGCCTGTACTGCCCCGACAGCACGTCAGTTAGGTGATATTCTGTGGACTGAATTAGCTAAGTGGTTAAGAAAGAGTAAAGTAGAAAATGAGTTTGTAATCCAGAAAGATAAACTTTACCACAAAGCTTCCCCAAAAGAATGGTGGTGTAGGGCAATATCTCCATCAGTTCGAGCTTCCAAAGAAGACCAAGCAGAAACACTCGCAGGACTTCACGGTGACCACTTGCTAATAATCGTTGACGAAGCCTCAGGTGTAAACGATCCTGTCTTTATCCCCTTAGAAGGAGCCATGACTCAGGAAGATAACATGGTTCTTCTTATAGGTAACCCAACTAAGAACACTGGTTACTTCCACGAAACACAGTTTCATCCAACCATGTCTAGAAGGTGGACGAAGTTCCACTGGGATTCCCGTGAATCAACTAACGTAACTAAAGAGATGATAGACTACTTCAGGGAGAAGTACGGAGAAGAGTCTAACATCTTCAGGATACGTGTTGCTGGCGACCCTCCCATTGACGACGAAAATACTTTCATTCCTCTCTCCTGGGCACTTCAGTGCGTAGGGAATGACTTCGACGTAGACGAGGCATGGCCATTATACTTAGGTGTAGACGTAGCTCGTTTCGGAGAAGATGAGTCTATAGTCCTCCCAAGGAGAGGAAATAAAATCTACGACTGGGAACCCTTCAAGGGTCTTAGTACAATCCAGTTAGCTCAACACGTCCTTAGGACATATGTCGATACTGATGCCAGCGGTGTAGGTATAGATGAGATAGGACTGGGAGGCGGAGTAGTAGACTGGCTACGAGAAGATCCTAGAGGTCTTGGTCCTGATGTAGTCTACGGAGTAAACGTAGCTGACGCATCCAGCGATAACCGAAGATGGAGACGTCTACGTGACGAGCTCTGGGACTCAGTTCGTACCAAGTGTATGAATGGAACATACTCATTCCCTGACAAGGTAGTCCGTAAGAAAGGAATAGACATCAACATAGGTCAGGAACTAGCAGACGAACTGGCCAGCGTTTATTACCAGTTAGATTCCAACGGTGCTATACAAATAGAATCTAAAAAGGACATGAAGGCTAGAGGACTCCAAAGTCCAAACATAGCAGATGCCCTCTGTAACACCGAATACTTCCATTCAGCAGCTTTTGCTTATTGGGGTAAGAAGTCAAACAAAACAATAGACCTTGCTAAGAAATCAAGGAATAATAACAACATAATACTTCCTGCACGCAACAGGTGGGTAGTAATGGGGTAGTGGGTCAACAGTTGACTCACTGGAGGAGATAAAATGCCTAAAGCAGAAAGACAGAATTTTGTTGATACCGAGACTGGGGCTGCAAGTAGTTCTGGTAGTAGGGGGCCAAGTGATGATCTTTTACAGCTTATAGAGTGGCTTGGTGATGCGGAGAGTAGTACTGCAGAAAGTGAATACAGGGAGACGTCTGCAGAGGATTATGATTTCTACGCAGGAAAGCAGGACGACGATGAGACTATACAGCTTTTGGAAGACGCTAATAGACCAACCTCTACCTACAATGAGATAAAGCCAAAGATAGACATGCTCATTGGACTTGCAGCGCAGATGAAGTATGAACCTACTATTCTTCCTGTAGGTGTTGAGGATGAGGCTCTTTCTGAATTGATGGGCGGAACTATAACACACTTTAGAAAGAGGATGAAAGTAAAGAGGAAGGAGTTAGAATGCTTCGAGCACATGGTAAAGAGTGGAAGGAGCCTACTTTACTTCTACGTAGATACCAGGAATCCCTTCAAACCGGAGCTTAAGGCTAAGCGTTTCCCTGGGAATATGTTCTACATAGATGGGGATTTCTTAGAGTATGACCTTGAGGATGCTAGGTACTTATTCATAGAAAAGTGGATGACTGAAAGTGAGGCTAAGAGCTACTGGAAAAATTTTGACGTTGGACTTGCTTCTCAAAGCAAGGTATCATCTGATGATCCTGAATTCTTTAACGAGACTAGTGAGAAGTACAGGATTGTAGAAGGTTGGTACTATAAGTACGAGGATGTATACTGGTTTGTAAACCCTTTAACTGGTAAACCTGACAAACTACCTATAGATAAATTCAACACTTTCGTGAGAACTATACAGGAGGAATACCCTGATATATCTATACCAGCTCCGGTAAAGAGTATTGATAAAGTTCCTTATTACCTTATATTCTCTGGGTATAATGAATTGGAGAGTGGAAGGAGCCCTCATAACTGGCAAGGGTTTCCCGTAGCCTTTTATGGCGCTTATAGGTTTTATAGTAAGAACAAGTGGTTTGGCTCTATAACATCTATGAAAGACCCACAGACTACCATTAATGTACAGAGAAGACAGTTAGTACATTTACTCCAAACACTGCCTAAAGGCATACTCATGCATGAGGCTGGGGCTATCCTGAATATAGAGGATTATGAACAGAATAGCGCTAGGCCTAACTTTCACCTTGAGTTATCTAAAGGTGGTATTGCTAAAGTAAAATTTGAACATCAACCTCAAATATCTCCTATCTACGGCCAGATAGATGCTACTTGCGTACAAGGAATGAAGGACGCCAGTGGAATTCAGGACTCCTTAATGGGTATGCAGACTAGTTCCAGAGAGCCTGGAGTGACGGTCAGAATGAGACAAGAGAGTGGTTTAGCCGTCCTCTACACATTATTTGACAACTTTAGCGAAAGTCGGTTAAATGGGGATAAGGTATTAATGAGCATGATTCAACAGTATAAAACTGAGGAATCTGTAGTAAGGATTCAAGGTGAGAAGGGTAAAGCCTTGATACAAATAAATTCTCAAATGAATCCACAAAGTGAAGGATTTAACGATATATCTGCAGGCGAGTTTGACTTAATCCTTGACGAGGAGGTTGAGACAGCATCTACGAGAATGGCGACTGCTCAGATTCTAAATGAGTTTGCACATAATAATCCTGGAGTAATTCCTCCAGACGTTATCTTTGAATATTCTAATGTTCCTTATACGGTTAAGGAGCGTGTAAGGCAAGCATGGGAGGCAGCTGAAGCAAGAAAGAAAGAGATTGAGGACAGAGACTATAAACTCGAACTTGCTAAGTTGTCTATAGAAAAGGGAAAGATTAACCAGGCAAACAAAGAAAGAAAGGAGAAAGGCGATGGCAACGGGAAGTGATACAAACATAGATGTAGTTGATGATAAAGGTGAGGTAATTTACGACTGGAACGAAGACCCTGAAATAGAAGATGAATCTGGAAATGATGGAGGGGATAATGAAGAAGAAGAACAAGGAACTAAGGGAGAGGGCGAAAAAGATGCAGCAAAAGAGGGAGAAGAGGAGACTTCTAAGGATACTAAAGACAAAGAAGATACTGAGGAAGTCGGAGATACTGAAGGAACAGGAGAGGAAGAACCGACTGTTCCATCAGATGAGCTAAAAGAATTACGAAGCTTACTACGAGACCAGAAACGGCAAATCAGCATACTCGAAGCTAAGTTAGGTAGGACTGATACACGAGCATCTAAGGCATTGAAGGCTAGCTTAGATGAAGATGAAGAAGGTGACGTAGAGGATGAAGAGCTGTCAAATGTAGAGAAATTAAGCCAAGAGCTTGGCTTAGTAGGGTCGACTAGAGGCCCAATATTGGAAGTACTGGCGGAGACTATGGAGCAAAATCCAAAGTATTCTGACCTTAGAGAGGTCTGCAGCCGTGCCAACTTTGACGACGTTTTTGATGTGGTAGCATCATCAATGGCTAAGGAAGGTAAAGGCAAAGAGGAAGAACTCAGATATCAAGTTGAGATAGATGTCTGGAACATGAGTAATCCCTATAAGTACATGTATGAGTACATTAAAAAGTACCATCCTAGTTACGCAAACGCAGACAATAAGAAAGAGACTGCTAATCCTGATAAGGATAAGGAGTCTAAAGACAAACAAACTCCTAAGGAAGGAATGAAGAGCTTAGCCGGTACAGATGGAGGTACAGGCGGTAAAGACGCTGGCTGGACATCAGCCAGAATAGATGCACTTCCAGAAGACCAACTGGATAAGGTGCCAGCTGATATTTATGAAAAGTATTTGGCTGGGGAGTTAAAGTGAAAATAAGGAGGTATCATGGGTGCAACACCTAAAACACAATTCTTAACTAATGACAATCTAACCAGGAAGCGTTGGGCTAGAGATCTCCATAAGATTATACTCCCTGCGGTAGAGTTTAACTACCTGGTAGGTTCCGGAACTGACGCTATGGTTCAGTCTCGAACGGAGCTTGGCAAGGGTGAGGGAGATACTATAACCTTCGGGATTAGACTTCCACTTACCGGTGAGGGTATAGTTGGGAATGACACGGTAGAAGGGAACGAGGAAGCACTTCGTTTCAAAGACTTTTCCATGACAATCGAAGAGCTCAACCATGCAGTTGATACTGGTGGTAAGATGGAAGAGCAAAGAATACCTTATGACTTAATGTCAGAGGGTAAGTCTGCTCTTTCCGACTGGTGGTCTGACAAGCTCAGTGACTATCTAATAGCAACTCTTTGTGGGGATACTAGCTTTAAAATAGCTGGTAAAACCTTTGCTCAGGCTTGCCAAGACCCAGATACTGGTCACTGGTTAACAGTTAACGATACAACAGAAGCAGATATAACTTCATCTGATGTTCTCGACCTTACGTTCCTGGATAGGATGAAACAAAGAGCAGAAATGCCTTCCACTGATTGCTATAAACTTAGACCTCTTAAGTTGAGTGGAAAGAACTACTTCAGAGTAATTCTCCATACTTACGTTTTCGACGCACTGCGCCAGAATACTAACGTAGGGCAATGGGGTGACTTAGTCCGAAGTGCTGGTAAGCTACAGGTGCCGCAAGTAGAGATAGAATACAATGGTATGCTTATCTCTAAGTCTGAGAGAATAAGGGAAGTCTATGACAACGTTTATAGAAACATCCTTATAGGTGCTCAGGCAGCTTGTCTAGCTTGGGGCGGTGCAGGGGAATCCAAGTCAACGACTATGGCCTTCGTACCCTACGAGAAAGATGCTAAACGCTTTGTCATGGTCAGAGGCGGTGGTATCTTAGGTATTAAGAAAACCAGATTTGATAGTAAGGACTATGGTCTTATTACTGGTTCTAGTTATGGGGCAGCGTTAACCTAATCTTAAAGGAGACTGTTTATGACTGCTAAATATACACATGCCTTTGCGGATAACATCCGCTTGGCAAAGAGTCATGTTCTTAAGGGTGCGGTTGATGCTGACACTTACGACTTAATACGCTTCGATAGGTACACCTTTGTATCAGACGTTTGGGCATGGATTTCTACTGCCTGCTCAGCTGTCGATGTAACTGTAGGCTGGAAAGGTAACAGCGAGACGGCTCAGGTTGCTGGTTTCATGAGCGATACTGTAGTAAACGCTGGAGTTGTAGGGCTCAAAAGAGCTCAACACGATACCCTAGTATCATTCGAAGGCAAATACTTTGACGCCGCAAGCGGTGCATTAACCATAACCCTCGGAACAACGTGGTCTGCTGGTGAAATAATCATCTTCGCTCAGTACCACATAATTTACTAACCTGGAATTAAGGAGGTTTAACTATGGCAACTGGAACATCATTGGACCTGAGAAGGACTGACCTCAGAACTAATGTACTGGAGAATCCTTACTGGATTACTTCAGCGGAACTTACGCCCGATGCTGATGATCAGGATGCAGTGCTTTTCTCTTTTCCTATTACGAAGTCTGTATCCCCTGGTTACGGTAATAACTTAATACTAATTCATCAAGTGGCTTTTGAAATATCCACTGCGTTCGTTGGAGGTACGCTCGCTCTAACCTTCGGTCAGGGGTCTTTAGCCACGGATGCTGTAACTACTGCAGGCACTGTAACTGACGTAGACGTCGATATGTACATACTCAGTGCTGACATCACTTTCGCTACTCCTGGTTGGTACTTACCAACAACTGGTAATACAAGTGCGTGGTTGACAGATAGTGAGGCTGGAACATTCACCACTGATATAACCATAACACCTGCGGATACTACAGTCTTAGCTGTGGTAGCGTACCTTACTTCCGATGCTGCAATAACCGCAGGAGCAGGTAGGCTCCATATGCTTATAAGTGAGCTACCGTCTGATAGGTAAACAGTAGTAGGTCAACAGTTGACCTACTTGTTAAGGAGATAGTAATGAATCGTGGAGAGATACGGACTGAGATAGAGAATATCATTCAGGATAGCAGCTTTGACGAGGCTACGCTAAACAGTTACATTACTCATGCATTGCAGTATGCTTGTGCCCAGGTTCTGTTACCTTCTTTGAAGAGGGTGGATACAGTTGAGACTAGTACAAGTGCTGCTTGGGTTGCATTGACAGGCTTAGATGGTGGTTTTTCTGGGATACTGAATAGAGTAGTCGACTCCGATGGAAATCTGATAACTATCTATAGTAACTTAGATATGTTAATGGATGAATATCCAGCCCTTGATGAGGCAGGAGATGTTGAGGCTGTTGCTTTGGAAGGTACTACTCTCTGGTACCAAAAGATACCCGCAGCTGCCGAGACTCTCTCGATTCTTTACTATCGTGACCCCGCTGAACTTAGTGTAGATAGTAGTACTACCAGTGACATTCCAGTACATCTACACTATCCAATACTTGTTTGTGGGGGTTCTTACTTTGCTTACAATCAGATAGAGGACGGCATTGATGGTGAGAAAGTTAACAGTAAGGCTCAGTGGTGGCTATCTTTTAGTGAAGATAATAAGGAGTCTGGAATAGTCAAGTTCCGGGAATGGATTGGCAAGAGTAGGAAACATCATATTAACTCTTTTTGGGGCTATTAGTAATGGAGACTGTTCCTGTACTAAAAGGTAGTGCTGGACTGAATAACAAAGTTGACCCTGTAAGACTGAGGTATGACGGTGAGACTGGTGTACAAGAGCTGGCAGTGGCTAAAAACGTGGATATTGGTGACAGTGGAAGAGTATCAAGAAGGAAGGGCTACTCTAAGGTACTTAGTCTTAGTGATTGCCATAGCATTTATAACGCAGGCACTTATTGCCTGTTTGTTCATGCTGGCGCTCTGGCTGTTTTAGAGAAGGACTATAGCTACACTAACATTAGGAACGTAACTGTAGGTGCAAAAGTTAGTTACGTTCAAGTCCAAGACAAAATCTACTACTGCAATGGGTATGAGAATGGTTATGTTAGCAAAAGAATTAGTTACTCCTGGGTAGGAGAGCCATATGTCGGTCCTACTACGACTAAAGTATTTTCTGATCCACCTGTTGGGCATCTGGTTGAACTATTTGCTGGTAGGATTTATATTTCTGTGGATAACATTCTTTGGTATACTGAACCTTTTGCTTATAGCTGGGTTGACCTCGCAAAGAATTTTATTCCGTTCCAGGAAAAGTTAAGAATGGTAAAGGCTGTAAAAGATGGACTTTGGGTAAGCGATACTGAGGGGACTTATTTCCTTGGAGGGACTAGTCCAAAGGAGATGAGCTTTGTAAAAGTAGCTAACTATCCAGTTATTGAAGGGACAGATCATAAGGCATTTGATATATCTGACGATCAAGTAGTTGTTTGGACTAGTACTGAGGGGATATGTGTAGGAGCTACTGGTGGAAAGTTTACTAATTTAACAAGACAGAAACTATGGTATCCAGACAGTAATGTTGGTGCTGGTTTTGTGATTAATGGTAAGTATTTAAGTATATTACAATCTTAGGGAGGGAATAAAATGACACTTAGATTAAGTACTGGGCTGAGGAATTCAATGCTTGGGGATGCTTTTTTAGTTGGGACTTCTTTAGCCTATAGTGATAATGGTGCAAGTGATGATACTATCACAGATAGTGAAAGTAGATTTATTACTGCTGGTTTTAGAGTTGGTGACTCAATAACTACTACAGGTTCTACTACAGGTGGTAATGATATATCTGATATTGAATTGACTGGAGTAGCCGCTGGAACTTTAAGTTTTGCTACAGATACTCTTGCTGGAACTGAAGATTTTGTAGCAGCTACTACACTGACAAGTAATAATGGAGGTTCTCTTAAGGAAGTAATGGCGAATGGAATTATTCATATTTACTCCGGAAGTCAGCCAGCTGATGCGGATAGTGCAGAAACTGGGACTAAGCTTGTTGAAATAACAATTTCCAGTGGGGCATTTACACCCGGAACTGCGACTAATGGCCTGGAGTTTAAAAAGGAGATAAGCGGAACGATCAGTAAGAACTCCTTAGAAGCCTGGTCAGGAGTAGCAGTTGCCACTGGTACAGCAGGATGGTTTAGATTCTATGATAATAACGAAGATACTGGCGCTGACGTTACAGCCGTTCGCTTTGACGGCTCTGTTGGAACAAGTGGAGCTCAGTTAACAGTAAGCTCTACTAGTATAACTTCTGGAGCTACAATAACTGTAGACAGTTTTGATATAACACTCCCTGCTAACTAGGAGTTAAGTTATGGGAAAGTGGCAAAACGATGGAATGCTTGATGCAGCTTTAGCATATATACTTAATGCTACAACTGTACATCTTTGCTCTACGCAACCTACTACATATACTGAAGCTAGTAGCACATACACTCTTGGGAGTAAAGCCATTCCAGGTGGTGCTTTTGGAGCTGTAGCTAATGCAACTAGCGGTAGAAAAATAACTATCTCTGGGACTACTATAGGAGATATTACTATAACTGCTGATGGTAATGCAACGCATGTAGCTTTTGTGAGTGCTACAGCTTTGATATATGTAACTACTTGTACTGCGAAAACAGTGACTATCGGAGAAAAAGTTGAGCCGTCGAGTATTGTTATTAATGTAAAAGATGCTATTTAGGAGATTTTTATGGTAGCTAAATTTGGAGACGCTATAGAAGCTTCTGTTAGTAAAGCAGCTTCTAC